CCAGGTATCTGGGACGATTTTTCCATGTCCAGTCCGCGGACTAGCACCCATTTAGCGCTTGCACCCCCTGGATTGGATACTCTGTAGATGCCGTTTTGGATTTCATTTGCCTGGTTCTTGACCAAGACGCGCTGGTTTTCTATGAGCGTCACGCCGTCTATCGCACCTAACGCCCCATTAGCGTTCGCCGTCAGCGTCGCTGGGGGTCCTTCCGCGTAGGTGCAAGCGGGGAGGGCGACGGTCGTGGCGCAATGGCAATAGGGACGTAGGATACCGGAGTGCCAGGTATCGAACGGTTCCAGATTAGGCACCTGATTAGTGCCAGATTCCCCTTTTTCCCCTTTTTCCCCTTTTGGCCCAGCAGGTCCTTCCGGACCGCGTTCGCCCGCCCCGCTGGGGATGATGAGGACAGATGCGTCGCCCATCTAACCTACATAGAGATGAGGACGTTGGTGAAGTCCCATTCTTCGTTTTCTTTCATTTCTGTCAGGGATTTGAGTTCGCCCGTCGTGGTAAGAGTGCATTCCACGTATGCAGCTTTGGTCACGCTACGGACGAAGATAGTTTTTTCCGCCGCGGGATGACCAAACCCCGTGACGATAGCCACACCTGCCGCTACTGTTTTGCCTGCCGCGAGTTTGATGTTGCTCCGCAGTCGCTGGATCGTCTTTTCACTCTCGAGCCGCCATATAGCAAACGAGGGTTCCCCATAGGTGATGCCCGCTGCATTGTTGGACACTTTTTCCCACGGCCCCGGCCCACCGCCTGCAGCCACGACCGACACGGATGCGCCGATGGGGGTCATGGTCCTATCCAGAACACGCAGAGCTTGTCCCCAGCTTTTGTGGCCGTGGCAAACATTTCTGCCAGACCCAACACGTCCACGTTGACCACATCGCCTGATGCCAGTTCGTAGCCGTTGGTTTTAGTCACCCCTTTAGCCCCTACGTAGATGATGCCCGTGTTGCCCTTCATCGCGCGGACCGAAGCAGAACCTATCTGAGGCTGAGGAGCTGCCGGCAGGGGCGTCGGCGACTCAACAGCATATTCTTTTGGTTCCGCTTCGGCCAGGGTCACCTGAAAGGACCCCAGCTTTGTGCCGATTACCGACATTTACTTCACTTCCTCTCTGGCCTCCTTCAGAGCCTTGTTGCCCTCGCGGATGCGACCCAGTAGCCGTTCCGCCTTCTTGTGGTCTTCCTTCACCTTTCCTAGTTCTCTGTTGAGCCTTTCGTTCTTTTCTTTCAACCTATCGAAGCCCTCGGTGGTCGGGTGGCCAAGCAGCTCGGCGATGATGTGGCCACACGCGTTGCAGACGTACACAGAACTGCCCCAGTCCACGTCCACCCCTGGGGCGAAAATGTGCTCCAACTGCTCCCCCGTGTTTTCGTCTATGGGATTGTTGCCGCAGAGCACACAGCAGTTAGGGACAAGCGGCATGCCCCTCACGAGTTCTAGTCTTGCTACCATTACGCCTCTGCTCCTAACATTGAGTGAACCTGTTCCACGTTGCCCTCGTCCATGCGCTTGCGCCACCGTTCCCAATACACTTCGGCGGGAGACTTGGGCTTTTCAGCGATGTTCAGCATGGACGGATTGGGCCTCATCATCAGTATATACCCCAGTGCATCCACGTCGTGGTCGTCCTTGCCCAGCGGCTCCTCCTTCGCGTCGGACTCCTGCGTGACGGGCTTTTTCTTCCACTTGTATTGCTGCAGATGCTCTATCAGCTCGATGCAGTTGGCGAAGATATATAGTCTAGGCCAACCGGCTTCCCTCCCTTTTGGCCCCTCCTCTTTGAGTTCCCCAGTCAACGGGTGCGGGTGGGCGGGATCGAGCATCAGCCACTCTGCTATACGGTTGACGCGCGCGGGCACGTGCCTGTCCGAGGGAATGGTCACAATGCCGTGGTCCCAGTACTCGTCGATGACGCTCCGTCCCGTGTTTGGATCTTTCATGGAAGCCGATGCGTCGATCACCGTCCAAGCGGGCAAGTGGTATTGGGCCCTGATCTGATGGATTCGCTGGGCATGGTACGCGACAAGCCTGCCTGCCTCATAATGCTCGTCGAATATGAAAATGTTCCCTAGAGGGTCTGAGGCTGCCCAAAGCACGCTTGTCGGGTTGCGCCGACCGTGATCGATGCCCTCAAAGATTTCCCATTCGTCCGGTATCGAGAACGGCCGTATGACGTGCACCTTAGGATCAAACTCGGGAAATATCTGACCCGAGAATACGTCGAAGCTCCCTTCCATGAATCTATCGACCCAGGCCTTGGGCATTTTCTTTAGCGACTCGATGTAGTCTCGAGGCAGATTAGGATTGTCCTTCGTCTTTGCGTGGACCATCCCCATCTCCTTGAAGTCCTCTGGGCGCTGCACGCAATACATCCACACCCAGTCGTGCCCGTTGGGGTTGGCAAGCAGAAGGCCACACCTGGGGCCGTTCTTCTGGCGCAGTCGCCCTTTGAGCATCAGAAACATGTCCTCAGGAACCTCCTCGCACTGGTCAATCATGAACCAGCCGAGATTGATGTTGCTCAGCTTCTTTGGCTCGTCTAGCGGCCAGAAGTAGATGATGCTCCCGTTGATGAGCGTGAGCTTGCCCTCTGTCTTGTTGAAGCTTTTGACGAGCTCCTCTGGGCATCCCGTGAAGTCGCCCTTCTCTGGGTCGCCCCCACCCCCGTTGAAGAACTGATATTGAGTTGTGGCCTTGAGCTCGTTACGTGTCTCGCGCGCGATGAGGCCCACAGAGCCTGGGTACTCTAAGGCTAAGCTAAGGGCCTCGACGCAACCTGCCGAGGTCTTGCCGTTGCCCCACCCCCCAACGAAGAATCTGAACTTCTTGTTCATGCCATGAAACTCAGCCTGCTTCGGCATGGGCTGATACGACATCCTGATAGTCTGCTCTTGCTCCTTAGCTGCGGCTCGCATCACAGCACCCTGAAGATGGAGAGCTCGGTGTCGCCTGCCGCCACAGCAATTTCTACCGCGGTGGTATTGAAGACCCTCAGTTCCACCGTTGCCAGTATGGGAAGTTTGATGAGTCCCGCCGCACAGCCGATCCACACGCCCCCGACAGCCACAGCTTCTATGAGGTTAGGCTCTAAGGTCTGCGTCCCGTTCACAAAGATAGCTATCGCTCCCGTACCCCCAGCAGGGTATTTACCGCGCACGGTTCCATTGACTTGATAGATACCTTCAGTGGGAGCAACATAGTAGCCGTTCGCGGTGCTGAAGTTGCCCCCTATGTCCACGAGGGCGGTATCGGGTTTGACGGAGCTATACCCCGCCCCAGCGCCGAGCGTAAGCGCTCCTTCCCGCTTGGCGATGCAGACTGATTCTGCTTTTTCTCGCAGGTATATCTCCAGCGACTCAAAGTTGGCCTGGAGCTCGTCCTCCCGAAGAATGGGATTGGGAGGAGTCCAGGTCAATGCTGTTTGCCTCCACGGTAGACCATCTCGGCCGAGTTGATCTGGAAGGGTATACCGGTTTCGTAGTTAGTGAACTTGACCGCATGGAACCTGCCGTACGTCTCTGGGCGCACACGCGCGAAGCGGTAAGCAGTTTCCACGCCGGGCGGTTCGTCGAATTCTTCTAGGTCCCCTAGTTTAGGTAGTTTGGTTTTGAACCGCGCTTTTTCTTCGAAGTCCGTGAAGACTTCTACCTGACATTCACCCGTGAGCTCGACGTCCAAACGCCGAATCCTCTCTCTACTCTCCCCTTCCTGTAGGGGGAACCACGCCGAGTGCCAGTACGAGGTGAAGGGTTTCCCGTCGTCCAATTCACCGTTGAAGATGCGGTACAGGTGCTGAGTGTTGGGCGCGAATTCTGAAGTGGAGAATTCATTCAAGCCGTATTCACCTTCTGCCGACCCGAGCCCGAACATGCCCGAGTATCCTTTGGTGTACGTAGCGTCAGCAGCTTCTATTATCTTTTCCCATTCGCCCGCGTGCTTCAAGAATCCAGTTACCACACCAGCCTTGCAGGTGAGGCCTATGGAGTCGCCGGCGTGAACAGTCAAAGAGGCTAGAGTGGCCATGACACCTTCTGTGCCCCCGGGCGCCCATTTGACCAGATCGACTTTTGCTTCTGTGGCCCCTATGCGCGTCAGCGTGAGCCCATAGCCGGACCGGCTCACTTCGTTTTTGACGCAGCACACGATAGTCACGGTCGGAGCGGCGGCACCCGCGGCAAGAGTTTTGAGTTCCACAGTTACGGCGGGATTGGTTATTTCTTCCGTGTTCCAAAAAGCACCCATTTTCTGTGCTTCGCCAGGCACCCACTGTTTCGAGGCATTGATCCGCCCAGTGTTGACTGCCCCCGCCCATTTAGTCCAGTTGCCCGTAAGAGGGTTTTCGGCCGCGCGGTTGAAGGTGTCCCGTAGCGTCAGGAGTTCGGGAAAGGGACTTTCTCCCTTTGACGAGGCAATCAACATCTCTTCGTAGCCCGTGGGGTTCCACGCGGCGATAGAAGAAGCAGGGATCTGCTGTGGCATGAACGCGGGCAGGAGCAGGTACCGCCGTCCCCCAATGCGGCGGAAGTTGATGTGCGGCACCATCTCTATCATCCAATCATTGAATGGATTGCCTTTAGCCACACACAGCAGTAAGCGAGGATAAGTGTCCTTAGTGACGCACACGCGGGCGCCTTTGAGTTCTTCGTCCCGCTGGCGCAGGTTTTTAGGAAACCAAGTGTTGATCGACCCAGACTCCATGGCCACAACCGCCCCGCCCGTCGACCACAGGCCTTGTGGATTGAACCAATAGAGCTTATCCTCCATCTCTGCCGTTTGGAACCGTGAGTAGGGCCCAGGCCCCCCGACGCGTCTGTTCAGCATGGTCGTCGGAGAGGTAATCATAAAGACGCCCCTGCGCTTCATCACAAACAGCCTGGCTCCCAGTACGGCTAGGTCCTGGACGGCGTCAAGATCCTCCTCGGCCGCGCGTACATCGACGAAGCCATATTCTTTGATAGTGGCCTCAGGATCGGCGAATTCTGAGAAGTAGACCCGCTGGGTTTTGCCCGTCACCCCAGAGAGGAACATGCGGTTCTGCCACATACAGAGGACGTTCCCGTTGGGTATCGTCCCTTTCGTGGCTTTCCATTCCACCGCTTCTCCCGCTTCCCCGTCCCACTTTTTGGGCGTGTCCACCCCGTTACAACACCACACCCAGTCTTTGTACGCAGCGTCGGCGAAGACTTCGAAGTCCCATACAGTTTTGGCCGTCCCCGTCGCCCGTTTGACCACAGCGCCTGTGCTATCCACACTGTATATGTTCCCGTTGATGGACAGCATCAGGAACCGTTTTTCTGACCCGATCACCACCTGCTTGGAGTGGTTTATTTCTTCGTTCGGGAGCCCAGATTTCTCGTAGCGGGTCTTGCCTTCCCGCGTACGCAGCTGCCCGACAAGTGAGGACACAGTCACGTTCGCCAGGTCGGGACTCTCGTTCGGCATCAGCTCGAACGGGCTGTCGCGGGTGTTGAGTCCCCCGCGGAAGTTGTTTATAGGGAACTTAGTAAGCGCCATAAAGGGATTTTACCCAAAGAGACGCCCCCTGCCGAGTCCATTAGCAGAGGGCGTCGGTACAACAGGGAGGAGGAATGCCCTTAGGGTAAGAGGGCTTCCAAGCACATGTTATCAAGGAGCAGGCGTAGTCGGCGGAGTCGTCGGGGGGGTCTCGGGGCCGGAGGTGGTCACGGTCTCGGGAGGAGCCACAGGGGGTGGTGTTGGCGCCGCAGTCCCGTCGGGTTGCGTCGGTGCCTGCTGCGCGGCCCCTGCGGGCGGGGGGCCCGTGACGGCCTCGACTTCGCTGGCCACAGACGTCAGGGAGGAGACTGCCTCCTTCAACGGTTGCAGGTCCACCTGATGGATGGGGGCTTTTTCGGAGTTGGCTCTCTCGAGTTCCGCGATCTCCGCCTCGACCTTGTCCTTGTAGCTGACGAGGCCCGTGTGGATGGTCTCGATGGACTGCTTGATCTGATTCACGTCCTCTTGGGTGGACAAAACTGCCTCCAGTATGCGTCGGTTTGTGGTGGTTATCAGGCCCACTATATCGTTTTGGCCTCAGTCTTCATCGCGCTCACTCCAGCGATGATCCCTTCTACTATCCCCTGCACCATCTTTTCCTGCGGAGGGGTTTCGTTGGGCATGTTGTGGACTTCGTTCACGAGCCGCTGCAGGAACTGGGACATTTCGTTGTCGATTTCCGAGACTTCCCTTACGGCTTTTTCGAGTTCTTGTTCTTGGGAGACTTTGAGCATGCGCGGATTATACCAATGCGGAAATGAGCTTTAGCTGCTCCCGGTCCACACCACTTCCACTTTGGCTCGTCGCGCTGCGAAGTCCCGCGTCCCACCTCGCCTGGGGTTGCGACATCGCGTGACCGATGACGCCGTCACGTCACTCGCGCGCGAACGTGAACGCGTCACGTCACATGCACACACGTGGACATCCGTACGATGGATCGCTTGATACGTGACGTACCATCTGCTAGCGTCACGTGAACATCAATGGTTTACACCGCAACTTGCAGACGTGACGCGTCTGAGGTGAACCAGGACATAGCATCGGAACGTGAACGTGACGCGTGACGCATCGACCAATCATCGGAGGTGCATCACATGGCAACATCAAACGCGAAAGCATCCAAAGCCAAAGCACGCAAAGCATCACCAAAGTCCGACGTGCCGCTCAGCGCGGTGTACGTCGCAAAGGCGAAAGCACGCGACATCGACACAACGAAGGCCGCTAAGCTCGTGCGTGCGAAGTTGCGCGCGAACTTCTCCGCCGTCTGCAAGCTTGATCCTCGCATCGCAAAGGCGAAGTCGAGCGCAAACGATGGCAACCGTTGGCCGACACACGTCACGCGTGACGTGGCGGAGCTGGTCCTAAAAGGACGCTAGGCCGCCATGCAACGCGCAACGGTACGCGAGGTGCGCCATAGCGTGAT